GTATATACATGTCCGTGTGTGACGGACACTTTCCCCCAATTTGTCCGCGAGTGACGGACACAGCCAACTCCGTCTGTCCGCCGCCGACAAACACAAACCGCCCGATTTGTCCGCCGCCGAAGAACACCAAACCAAACATATGTTCGAAATGGGGCTCGCCGCTAGTGTTAATCACAACTAACTTACTTGGAACATTTTGTACTAAACCAACCATGAGATTTATAGTACATTTTGTTCTAAACCAAATGGAACATTTTGTTCTAAACCAACACTCAAAAAGAGGACAGCCGAAGCCATCCTCTTACATAAATTATTCCGCTGTTCGTTTCCAGTTATATTTCCATGAATCAATTTTAAAGTCCATAAAACAAGTCATTGCAACTTTGCTAGTATTCTCGTTATACTGATTGAATAAATACAAAGATCCATCGGCATTTAACAATGCTTTTGTTGAATACTGTCCACCATCTGAACCTATGCCACCTGCTCTAAATGCTGTAGCGTAATTACTGTTATCAGATGGTCTAAAACAAGATGGTAAAGTAAGTATTTTGGTATACTGTGGGTTCACATTAGGTGCTGTAAAAGTACCTGCTATATGAACCTTAATAAATCGAGTTCCAAAATCTACATAAGAACCATTGGTATTTAAACTGAATACATTAGTCACTGGTGAACAGTTAGCATTAAGATTAGTGCCTGACACTCTCTCGTAATAGTCACCCAATGGAACTGGTGACTGGCTCACTAGTACATTAAGAATATATCTTGCTAAGATAGGGGAATATTTTTCATTATAGTGTAAGTAACCTTTATCTGTTTCCGTGAAGTAATAATCTAACATTGTCTGTGAGATAGTAGAGATGATAGGAGCTGACGAAAATAAATCAACAAAAGTCCATCCTTGTGAAGTACAATACTGGTTAAAAAATCGCCAATAAGCTGTCTGCGGAATAACCCAGTTTGTTTTCATACCTCGTAAATTTTTGTAAGTACTAAACAAGTAAGTTTGGCATTTTTTGTTAAGACCTAACGTCTTAGTTCGAATACTCTCTAATGCTGTCCTAACATCTTCAAGGCTTGTCTGGTCTCTTACATCATTAATACCACACCATACAACAAGAATATCAACTTCACCATTATAATTTGAGTATTTATCAGCCTGTTCAGCAAGTTTAGCACCTGACACCGCATAGTTAGTTACATTAAGAACTCCTTTTGTCATTGTCTTTAAATTATTTACCCACGACACACCGCCCCTGTCTGCTGACAAACTGTCACCTAACACAACCATATTTTTACCCTGTAACACATTAAGATAACTTACCGCCCCATATGTGGTTTCTATAATATCGCTAAATGTGCCGTCTGCTCTATACATGTCCATTATATCAATAACGTCAGTCTGTACAAGTTGTGGTATTTTATCTACTTTTTTCGTGTAATTATCAATAAAAGTATTAACTTTTCCGTCTTGTGTTTCAATCTTTTTTGTTATGTCGGTTGTGAAATCATTATATCCAGTTAATAAGTCTTTCATGGTACTAATCAACCAGTCCAGATTCATTTCATGAAAATTTGTGAATGTAAACTTATTCCAAAATGCCATAATTTGTACCCCCTTTTAATAAACGCTTAAACAGAATCTATCTCTGAAATCAAACACAATTTTGTTGATAACATTTATTTCAGCTACCATATTTAATCTGCTAGCAGAATCAAAAAATTTACTATAATCTGTGAATGTTTTTGTCTGATTTCTGCTTATATCATCGGCAACTGTTTCGTTATCAGTCAGATTAATATTATTTGTGTCTGTAGAATCTTCTACTATAATAGATTTATCTTTTGGTTTTGTACCACCCTCATTGAAACCGTAAACAGAATTGTCAGTCGTAACATTGCCATTATGCTGAACGGTAGTATTTCCACCACGGTCTAGTGTTCTGGTACTTGATTTTCCATCTTTCCCTGTCAGCACTTCCTGCGAACTTCCCAGTAAAATGTTACTCACATCAACCTCTATAGCTTGTTGTGCGGAATAGTATGATTTCCACACACTTGTCTGGTTGTCAGCCCAACTTTTTACAATCTTTTTGAAGAATGTGGGGTTAGGCAATGTGACTTCCAATTCACCACATTCATACACAAGCAAATCTTCCAAACGTTCTAGCATATTTAATGCTATTGTTTCGGTCTTGAACAAAGCAATAAATACATCAAGAAACGTATTGTCAATGATATTTTCGTCCCAGTTAAGCAACCCTATCACAGATACATAAGCGCTCACATCATCACCTCATTTCGTAAAGTCTGCCCACACTATAATAGCAACAGCAACCAGAAAAGCAATCGTTATCTTAATCATCTTCCCTATCTTTCCTCCAATCAACCCACACAGCACTACCCAGTTTGTCACCAAACATAGTATTAATCTTTCTACAACTTTTCTGCAATTCTTCGAGCCACAAGTCGCATTTGCTTTGTGTTTCGAAATTGTTACTTTCAGCTTCAACAGTAATCAGACGTTCTTTCTTGTCTGACCTTACGTTTGGGATTCCAACGTCATTGCAGAACATTTCTTCCCATCTCCTCAATACATCCTGCAAGTCTGATGCAATGAAATTTTCTTTCAACTTATTAGAGAACGTTGTCCATGGTTCTGTAGTATTTCCCATGGAATCTCTTCTTCTTAGATTGTTACCGTAGAATACCGCTGTGTTCCCTGCCATAATTTGGTCAAACGTTTTCTTTAATGCCTCAGCCTGTACTTTTCCATCAACACCAAACATATAAGCTAACTTACTGTTTGCAATGTTAATTTCACAAGTTTCTGCTGTCAGTGCCATATTATCCGCATAATAAGAACATATGTTCATTGCACTGCTCCAGTCTGGCTGTAATCTGAGAATCACACAGTCCTTATTAATAGTTCTTCGGTTGATACCTGTCAGCAATGGATTTGCGATATTAACCTCTGTTGGTTGATAAAAAATACTACACCCCTGTAAACCGCAAGCCTGTGGAATCACTCCGTATTTGTCAGTATGAAAAACGCATAGAAAACCCCAACAATACAGAGTATACAGAAAATAATTTTTGTCCCATTCTTCCGGTATCTCCCACTTAAACACTGACATACATTTCTGCAAAAGATACCTCAGAAAATAGGAATATAACTGAGTGTTTTTACAATGCAGTGTAGACGGAGAATAACTGGAAGTATACAAGTTAATCATATCATAACTAACAGGTACATTTGTATTAAAAACATTCATCATATCACCCCTTTAAGAAATAGTCTAGCCATTGTCGCGTATACTCTACTCTTCGTGGCTGTTCTACTACAGCCGGACGCAAATAATTTGCCGCAAAAGCATAGGTTAATTTTTCCAAGTCATAGTTAAGCTGATTAAACGCCCACTGCCTAAAATCACATGGATATTTCGTGGTCTTATACCACTGAGGCTCAATCCCTCTGTGTGCTTCGCCCACGCTCTCTTGATATTCAGCATATATAACGCCAAGCTGTTTGTTGCCATCATACCAATTTTCGTGTCCACCATACAGAACGTCAAGAACTTTATAAAGGTCAGTTGCCGGTGTCCACTGAACAAGTCCATGTCCTGCCCCTGCTGATGTAGTACCGCCACCAACTTCAATAAGACCAGGGTTCAGTGTACTTTCACCCTGCATATTTCCAAGGAGTGCCGCAACGCTGTTCACATTCCATCCGAGTTTTTGTCGGAAATAATCCCAGATAATTGAAGCGTTACTCTTCATGTCAGCATCGTTAAGATAACCTGCTGAGGTATCAGTAACTATAGTTTTCCATTCCCCTGCTGGGATAACTGGTGGAACAGTACCACCCTGCTGTTTTCCGAGAATATAGAAGAGTAGCATATTGCCATTGTCATTATAATAACTACGCATAATACACCCCACTTTCCAGAAAATTCTTAACTTCATCAATTTCAGATTCATATGCTCCGCTTATAGGTGTGCTGCCATTCTCAACCTCATAATAACCTAATCCAAGTGCTGAGAATTTACCGTTTTTGCAATAAGGTCTTCCGTTATCCGCTCTATCTTCATCGACCAATAACATACAGTCAATATAACAATATACATTGGAAGTCAATCCGATAGTTGAACCCTGACCACCTTTTGTAGAAACCTCAGCCGAACCTACAGCCATAGCACTGTCTGCAACTCCCTTTGCAAAGCCGCCAATATTGAGCTTAAATAATGAACCCAATGCGTTGCTTACACCCGATGATACGTTTGAGTAATTGGTTTTTATGTCACTTGTTGCAATGGAAACACCGACATTAGAGTACATGATTCCGAGTAGCTCATTTCCACCGCCGGTATTTTCAACCAATGCACGACATACCGCATGACCAGTACGGGGGTCTATATCTGCACTTATTTTAATACTTTCCCCATCTCTTATTTTACCGCTGTCAACAGAAAGACAACCAAAAGGTGGAATATATATCCTAATATATCTATATGGCTGACAGTTAAGATAATTACCACGTTCTAACTGAGGATGAGAGGTCGGAGTGACGGAAGTTGTTTTTGTTTTCCACAAATCATCATCCAATTTGTATAATGTCAGTCCTGTTACATCCCACCAGCCGATAGAAATACCAGACATTTGTGTGCCGCCAAGTGTGAATGGGAACCATGTTACTGAGGTGATATACTGAGCCGGATTTACCGCTATTTGTACCAGATTGTTAGATATTCCCGAGATACCGTCACCTACTATCCACTTAATATTACTGAATATTGCATTTGCAAAATTCTTAAAGTTTGCCGGATTCATAGCGTAATAGTTACAAAGTCCCTGTTTGTTCACAATACCTACTACATAGGTTCCAGCAACGTCAAATCCCTGTTCAATTTGCCATAACGGTTCACCAGTCACAGTTTGTCTATGAACCTGCGGCTTTTTCGGATAAAGGGCATCAGCAATACCGCCGTCAAAAGAAGTAGAAGACCTTACCACATAGTAGTTATAGTCTTCAATAGTTTCTTTATAGGACGCAAGAACATCAACTCGAAGAGAACAAGTCCACATATTATCTTCATTTTTCCAGTCACTCACCCAGTAATATCTGGAAAATGCACTAATATGACAATAGTTCCATCTTGACGGATTAAAAGAAGCGGAAGAATTTGCTATCGTAATAATAGGATTCAATACTCCCGTTCCCTCTTTAATCGTACACATTTCTGTTCTTGAAACGTCTTTAGTTTCTGGAACAAAAGTGGAATTTTTTCTTTTTGCCACTTTGAAAAATTCAACGTTAAAACTCATAACATTCCCTCTTAAAAATGTTTCACGTGAAACATTATAACAATGCTCACGTGAAACAAAAATATCAATCTAACAGGAAAACAACTACATTTTCTGTGAAGTCATTCCAATACCTGTCGTTAAAGTGCCACCAAACGTTCATGTACTCGCCCCTTGCATTATAAGGAGTAGTAGCAGTTCTTGCCCCATAGGTTGAGATTCCTGCCGCTTCTTCATCCATGAGAATGCCGAGAATGTTTGACGTGGCTGTCGGGGTAGTTTCTTCCGTAATAGTTCCATCTAATTTCATATATCGAGATTTGACATTAATTCCCATTGGTGTCTTAATTGACTGCCAGAAATTAACTCCCTCATAGTCCATCATTTTAAGATACTGTTCATTGAACACACTGGAAAATACAGTGCTTTCTACATTATTCATTTCCGGTGTATATAAATATAACCTTTGATTTTGAACAGGTGTATGACGCATGATATTATGACCTGTCACGTTTATATGATATTGTAAACTTCTTTCTGTCATAAGACCTGAGATAGTTTTAATTCTGGAAAACGCCCATTTATAAAACGGAACAAAATTTTCCGGTTTCTTCACAGTAGCACTGTCAAGTGTAAGACCTGTAACGTCATTATATTCTGCCACTAGATGAATAACATTTGTATTATCACCTTTAACCTTGCCGCCGATTAAGTTAGCAATAGTTGCCCTTGCGGTATTTTCATGGCACTGTTCAATCATATCCATATTGTTCTGAACGAGCATGGTATAAAATCTCTGAAACTCCTCCTCATTCTGTAAAGCAATATTTAACTGGTCACGGAAAATGGTATAGTGCTTACTGTATACACACTGTCCGTAAAAATTGGTCTGTAAAATATCTGGTTTGCTCACAATATCCGCATCAATGCTCTGTCCATCGGCTAAGTCGTAAGAAACATTTGCTTCCCAATCTTTATCACCAATGTTAATTTTTCGTACATGATTGCCCCACTTCATATTGTCCACGAAAAGTCCTGCAAATTTTCTGTTATATGGACGTATAGAAAAAACAGTTCGTGAGATAATCTGCGAAATTGCATTAAGCAACGCATCCGGCGCGATCCCTAGAGCCACAGTGGCGACAGATGTAAAAGCCGCCCCATCTAACTCTGTAATGTCTAATTTTCCGGTTGCCTGTGCTATAATACTATTGAGAACAGCTGAAGAATTGAAATTGCTGATAGACGGACTGGACGATTCAATATATGTATTAGCTCCCATACTCTATTACCCCCTTGTCATAATTTCTGGTGGATTAATAATAGCTGCTGTCATTTCATCAACAGTCGGAACATGATTTCCGCCAGATAAATCCTGTGCAATCCCATTCGCCTGAACCGCTCTAGTCAGTGCGTTAATGGAATTAGTCAACTGGTCATTGTTTAGAAACTGCCTGTTCACAATGCTCTGAGTCGGCATCCCACTATAATTCCCCTGCTGAAAAGCATAATCTAACATCTGACTCTGAGCCTGTCCTGCTAATGCCGGATTTGTGAGCTGTCCCTGTAATAATTCCGGCGGTGTTACCATCTGCTGTGCCATGGCTCCCACTGGTACTGGTGGCATCCCCATGTTTGGCTGTGGTGCTGGTGCTGGTGCTGGTGCTGGTGCTGGTGCTGGTGCTGGTGCTGGTGCTGGTGCTGGTGTCTGATATGGCACAGTAGTCTGGCTGCCCATCAGCGACAGAATGTCGGCTTTTGTAAAGCCTGCCCCAGCTAATGCGATAATGTCATTCATTGTCATAGCTTTGTTTCTCCTTTTAATTTTTGATTTTGATTAAATAGTCAATGTGTGCAAATCCCGCGATCATTTTTCCGTCTGGCATGGTATACTGTCCTAACACCCATTTAAGGGTGGAATCGGTAAAGCCGTAACCAAAAAATGCACTACCTTTCGGCATGGATGCAATCACATTGCTGTCGTATGTTGGTGCGTCACGTAACATCAAGTCAAGGTTTTTGGTGTCTACTTTCATTTTCCCGTACACATCTGTGTGGGGATGCAGCATATAACCTTTTGTGCGTTCTGATGTTTTTGCGATGATTTCTGCTGATATATTCAATGCATATCCTCCTCTCCGAGCCGGTCAAGAAGTTTCTGTAATACCAGTGTGTTGTTATTGAGTGCGTCCTGTAATTTATTGACTTCTTCCTTATGGGACTGCATTTCCTGATACCATAGATAGAACGTTACAGCAAGGCAAGCTACTGGAACACCGAGGTTTGCAAAAATAGTGCTGATTGTGTTTAAGTCCATTCGTTCACTCCCCTTTCTTTCGGAACTACGTGCATTCGTGTCATATGTGGGGAAGTCCGAGTCGTGAGTTGGACGAACTCATGCACTACAGTTCCGCTGTATGTCCTTGTGCTACGGACTTTGTTTTCCCCACGCATACAGTGTACTACATATGGAAATAGCTGTCAAGCAAAAATTTGGATTCTATATCCTCAAAATAGATTTTATCTTCGAGATAGTTGATGTTCCATATCCATGCATAATACCGCTTAAAGGCTTTAATATTCTTTTCGTTGATTCCGGTAAATGTACGGATAGGGACTCCCTGTTTATGTTTGCAGACATATAACATATCTGAGGACTTGTGTTCGTAGATTGCAATTTCCTCGAAGAATACCAGTGGAAGATATTCTGATAGGTTCTGTGTTCTTACGTCTGAATAATCTGTGTCGTAGAACTCATTGCCTAAAGCCATCTGAGAAAATCCGCTGTGTTCACCTACCATTTTATAGAGTGCTGTTTCTTTCTTGGCTTGCGAGATAGGACTGTTACATAAGTTATAGAGTGCTATTCCCCTTGACTTGAGGAAAGCTGTTTCCTGTCGTTTCCGTGACATATCCGCGACTTTCCGGATTAGTCCCAGACTGGCGAACAGTTCACAGCCGACATTATCTGAGTTCGAGAAACATAACACCTGTAGCGGCGGCAATCCTTTTAGTTCCCTGTTTCGGTTCATGGTTTCATATCCGTGTAGGAATGATTCTGCAATGCCGCGAGGAACTCTATCACCTTTTTGCGGAATGAATTCATCCCAAAACCACAATGATACATCCTCAGCGGAGAATCCACGCAAGTTGGACAATGTTGTGATAGCAGAGCCATAGCCTACAGGTTTTCCTACTGGTGTCATTTTTCCATCTTCATCCTCTTCCGTGTGGTAATATCCTGCAATATTATTAATAGAATAAGGCTGTATGTTATAGCCTAAATCACTATTAATAGGCTTAAATGGGGACAGTTCTTTATTTTTGATTTTGTCCAACTGAGTCTGTTTCGTTCTCGAATACATAAAGGTCTTGTGTTCTTCCAAGGCATATTTCAGACCACCATATGTCTTTCCTGTACCACGCCCTCCCCAGATAAAATTAAAAGGATAGCCGTTGTTGACTATCCTCTTAATGTTCAAATATCCCTGTGGTGTGTATAGTTCAGATTTCTTCTTATTTGACATATTTTGCGGTAATATAATTACGGTTATTTTTGCTACGTTCAGCAGTAATATCAATACATATATCTGTTACTTTGCATTTACGAGCAAGTTCCATAATGCGGTCAAAAGTGCGGATAAATGCCGCTGATGTGGTGGCAAATACATGACCCTCTGTTGTTGATACTGTGAGGATTTTAATTGGATTGCCCCATGCGTCATCCTCTACATAAAGACAATACTTGTCAACGTGTACCCTCTGTCCCTCTAAATCCATTCCTCGCATTCTATCTGGGGACTCAAACATATCATAAGATAAATCCATTGTCCACTCATTGTCTGCAATATTTGTTCTAATAATGTCCATGTTATTTTCTCCTTTTTCATGTTTCACGTGAAACGTAACAACTATATATGAGGAGTTCCAGTTTCAATGTTTCACGTGAAACGTTGTATAGTTAGTGATTAGAATAGCGAATCGAAAGTTTTAATATGTTATTATTGTGTAGTGTTAATCCACTACTGGTTTTACATCTTCAAGTGGTTCTGTTGACGCACCACCAGATGCTTCGAGTTCTGCGATTGCCGCCTTGATGAAGTTTTCATCTGACAGGTAGTAAGTACAGAATTTGGTTTCTGTAGTGATGTTTTCTACAGTTGCACCAGACGGGATAAGTGTCTCATCTTTCTTCATGTCGTTATACATTTTGGTCTGTGTCCAAAATGTGCCGACAAATTCTCTTGTTGCTGTTTTGACTTCCTCGGAACCCTGTTCTTTGTAGTACAGAGTCATCACTGTAGTTGTGATAGTTCTAACCAATGTTGTCACTCCTTTCTTATTATATTGTCGTTTCAGATGTACTTCTTAGTACGATATTATAATAGCATAATATTTTTTGGTTTTCAATAATTTTTTCGAATTAGTTGTTGACATTCAATAGGAAGTGTGGTATTATATACTTGTAGCAAGGAAATGTAATATTAGTAAAGGAGATTAACAATGAATAACAAAGAAGTAAGAAAAACACTTGAAACAATGAAGAAAATGATTGAAAAAGGTGAACGTTTTGAATCTGTAAATATTGATAGCACTTTTTTCATGTTAAAAGAGGGTATTAGTGTTGAAGTTGTGTATTATGAATCCTCAGATACATACTTTATTAACTTCTTAATTAACAATAAAATATTTTCATCTACATTAGGTGATGCTATCAAAGACCTGTCATATACGTTTGCGGAGGTGAATAGATGAGTCTTTTAGGTTTCATCGTAGGTTATATGGTAGGAATGATAATGTTTGGGTTGGACGAGAGGAGAAAGAAATGAAAACAGTGAGCATTAATTTTGACGAACAGATATTAAGCAACCTTGATTCCCTGGCTGAAAAGTTAGGGACTTCGAGGAGTAACACGTTAATGATTGTACTGAGGGAGAACGTTATACTCTCCCTCTTAAATAAGGAGTGTGGAAAGTATGGCAAAGAAATCTGCAAGTAGAGTACAGCTTGAAGTCAAGTACAGAGAGTTGCGAAAGAAACTGGTGGGACAGATTGAGAAAATATCAAAAAGTGCTTACGCTAAAGATGTAGAGAAAGCTAAGAAATATATAGAACCTAGAATTCCAAGTGTTTCTAAAATTGGTTCTAAAAGGAATTTAGAAATGGCAATCCGTGAAGCGGAAGCCGCACTCAAGAATAAAACTTTTGTCATTGCTGAGAGAAAACGGGCAAGAAAGAAAGCTGTTGAAATGCTGAATGAGACATTCGGCACTGACTACTTTAAGAACTATCGACAGGCATCTAAATTTTATGAGTTCATGGAAAAGGTTCGTGAGCATTCACAAGATATTATCTATGACAGTGACAAGGCTGTAGACATATTTCTGGAACACTCAGATGAGAAACCAGAAAAGATAATTGAGAGGTATAGAGAGTTTGAAAGCGAATTCCGTACAAGAAGTCCCAAGAGAGTATCTTTCTGATATTATCAGAGGTATTCCGATTGCCAGAAACTACAACAGGAGAAAGAAAATTGATAAAACACTTTTCCGAAACTGTATGTGTGCTTTTGACATTGAAACTTCATATCTGGATGAGATTGAACAGAGCATTATGTACATCTGGCAGTTCGCCGTGATGGACTTGCGAACAGAGAATATCTGGTATTGCTTTGGTAGAACGTGGGAAGAGTTTATTGAACTGTTGAACAGCTTCTACCATGAGGGTATTACCGTTATGATATGGGTACATAACTTAAGTTATGAATTCCAGTTTATGCGGCATTGGTTGCCCTTTATGAAAGACAAGATATTTGCCCTTAAATCAAGAAAAGTTGTGAGAGCGGATATTGACGGGGTACAGTTTAGGTGTTCTTATATACAGACTAACAAGAGTTTGGACGCATTTACAAAAGACATGGGCGTGAAGCATCAAAAACTCAGTGGGGTTGAATTTGACTACTCGAAAAAGCGTTATCCGTGGACTGAAATGTCAGAAGATGAATTGCATTATTGCTGTAATGATGTTGTGGGTCTACTCGAAGCTATGAAAGTTAGAATGGATATGGAACATGACACATTGTATTCTATACCGCTAACCTCTACAGGATATGTAAGACGGCTTGCCAAAAATGCGATGAAGTCATTCAATCATAACCAGCTACAGGCTATGATGTGCAATACCGATGTGTATAGACTGTTAAGACTAGAGTTCCGTGGCGGTGACACACACGCAAACAGGTATCATGTTAATCAGATACTTGAGAACGTGGCAAGTTTTGACCGGGCAAGTAGTTATCCTGATGTCATGCTTAATTACAGATTTCCAATGAGTGCATTCACGCCAAGGATGATAACTGATATAGAGGAACTTGAACAAAAGTGCAAAATCGGAGATTGCTGTTTCATTGCTGCGTTTACTATCACGAATTTGCAACAGAGGGATATATACTACGGAGCACCATACCTTAGTCTTGACAAAGCTGTCGAGATACATGGTCAAGTAGTTGACAATGGACGAGTACTGAGTGCTGACAAGGCTGTGTATGTGTTCAATGATATTGATTGGGAGATAATCAAGAGTGAGTATACCGGGGAAGTCGAGATAAGTCAAGTATATATTGCCAAGTATGGTTATTTGCCACAGGCATTTAGAAATTTGGTCATTGACTTGTTTCACAAGAAAACATCACTCAAGAATGTTGACAGTCAAGAGTTGAACTATATGAGGAGTAAGGAATTAATCAACTCACTATATGGGATGTGTGCTCAGAACCCCGTTAAGCCGGATGTGATATACATGGATGAACCCGAACAGGCTTTTAAGTTGGAAGAGATTATGAACATAGGAGAAAAACTTGAGAAATACAACAAGAAAGCATTTCTGTTATATGCGTGGGGTTGTTGGGTGACTGCGTGGGCAAGACTCAAATTGAAAGAGATGATAAACATTGTGGGAGATAATTTTGTATATTGTGATACTGACTCAGTCAAGTTTCTTGTTCGTAATGATTATGATAGAATTATTCAGAAGATAGAAGAGTACAACAAGGGACTGAGAGAACTCAGTATTTCCAATAAGGGATTTGCTGATGATAAAAAAGGTATTACACACTACTTAGGTGTATATGAATACGAAGAAACATACAAACAGTTTAAAACGTTAGGAGCTAAGAAGTATGCATATGTTAGAGAAGATGGACAGTTTAAAATTACAATCGCAGGAGTCCCCAAGAAAGCAGGGGCGAAAGAAATGGAAAGAATCGAAAACTTCAATGTTGGTTTCATATTCTGTAATACGGGTAAGTTGGAATCAGTCTACAATGACTGTGATTATGGAATTTACTATCCGGATGATTCACCAGAACATAGAATTGAGATTCGTTCAAATGTTGTGCTACGAGAATCAACGTATGAAATCGGTCTATCGGCTGAGTATATGTACATTCTGGCATCTGTTGGAAATTGGAATGAATTTTTAGAAAATGAGAGGTTGAAAAGATATGAACTTGAGAGTTTACAATGCAAAAGATAAATTGAGAGAAACTATTGACGCTATGACTTATGTGAGGAGTAAAGAAGAATTGAATAGACTCTTTGCGGATGCTATACAGGAACTCCTTGATTATGAGAAAGAACTGAAAAAGGAAATTGAAAAGTGATTTCTGTAAGAGGATGGCTTCGGCTGTCCTCTTTTTGAGTGTTGGTTTAGAACAAAATGTTCCATTTGGTTTAGAACAAAATGTACTATAAATCTCATGGTTGGTTTAGTACAAAATGTTCCAAGTAAGTTAGTTGTGATTAACACTAGCGGCGAGCCCCATTTCGAACATATGTTTGGTTTGGTGTTCTTCGGCGGCGGACAAATCGGGCGGTTTGTGTTTGTCGGCGGCGGACAGACGGAGTTGGCTGTGTCCGTCACTCGCGGACAAATTGGGGGAAAGTGTCCGTCACACACGGACATGTATATAC